TTCCCTGTTGTCCACGCAATTTTATCAAAGCCGTTTTCTGCTCCATAACGGAGCATACGCTTCATCACCAACCGAATCCACTCCGTACTTGCCTCACCCTTTTTATCACTGACGAATGGGGCGGGAGGGGCTGTACCTTGATAGTCTTTTAATTTTTCAGCAACATATCCCTTTGCTTCTTCAAGTGTTTTAAATGTTTTAACATTATCCGGGTATGCTTGACCATGTAAAATACCCGATGTTTCATATACATCGCCTTCTTTGTATATCTTGAGAACTTGACCTCTGGTGTCTGTTGCTGTCCACATATAACCTTTTTCGGTTACGTTGAGTATTCCATAAGCATCTTTCCATTCTAATTTTACACCCTTAAATCCCTCATCCAATCCCTTTGCCTGCCAGTCGCTTTGTACTTCTTCCAGGAACAATACTTTGTTTCCGTCCTTATCAAATCGGGTATTAAAGCGAATATGGGCTAATATGTTGGGTTCGTCGAAGTGGAAGGATTTGAACGGGTCTTGGTTTAATGGTTTTCCGCTTATAGTTAAGTGGTAGTCTTCTGATTCTTTAATAAATCTTTCAGCGTGTTCTTTATTTTCAAAAACTGTTTTGTTCCACAAATTATCTGTTTGGTTATATACGTGCCAAAAACCACCTCTTTGTTTTGCAATGAGTTTTTTTCTGACTGGCAACGTCAGCACCAATTCCCTATAATCTTTACCGCCAGGGAGTTGGTGTCCGGCGTGTTTAGCTTGCCCCTTGCTGGCCCCGGTATAATCTATTATAGATGTGGTGTTAGCTATAGCTCCTTCTTCTGTGCTAAAATAATAAGTATCGCCAGATTCTTTATCAATCAATGTATAAAGTTGGTCTTCTTCCCGTATAATCTTAAAATTATCAGATACAAGGTTCCCTTCGTTATCTCTTTCAAATTTTTCCTCTCCCTTCATCACCTCCTGAACTATAATCTCATGGCCATTAATCCATTCCTGTAATTCTTCACGGGTAATCTGTTTTTTACTCTTGGTTAATCCTTCAATGTCTAACCAATATATTTCTTCGTCTTTAACTTGGTTCTTCTTCAACCAGTTTTTAATACTCATTCCCGCCATCTTCTTCGGGAATTTATCCGCTACAACCTGCTTGGCTTTTGAAAAGAAAGTTTCTTTTGATTTATAAGGTGCTGTCGGCTCAAATAATCCTTTTTGCGTTCCTTCTGTCCTTGCTCCTTCTATTGGTTTATTAAGTTGTTTATCTAATCTTCGTTGTCGTTTTTGCAATTCATTATTACGTTGTGATAATTTATTCCGTTGGTTTGCTAAAACAATTCCCTTAACAATTCCTTTGCGTCTTTGTTCTTCCAATAATTGTAATTCTTGCCCAACTTCTTTTAATCCTTCGTTAATATCTGCCTGTTCCGCCTCCTGTGCCGGTGTCATATCATATAAAGTTTCTCCGCCTCCAAACATTCCATACTGATACGATGGCTCAAATAATTCCCCCCTGTTTATATCTAATACGGTTGATCCAAATGGAGAAACTGGTTCAGATATTGTATTCCCATCTCCTATTGGGTCATAGCCCCATTCGTGGATTGAGTTTCCTTCTGTGAATATCTCACTTGCCTTTACAGATTTAGTTAATATCTTATAACTACCAAATTGTCTTTTCCCATGATCTACGGCATACCCGCGACTGATTGAAACCCAATCCCCAGGATTTATAACCATCTTATCAACAGATTTTACTTTATCTTTTAATGATTTTAACCTGTCTATTTCATTGCTTGTCTGTTCATACCAGTCGCTTCCATCCAAAATGTCAAATTTTGTTCTTAAAGGAATACGCCCACGTTTTTGATATTGCTTCAACTGTGATTCTAATTCTGCAATTTCTTCATCCGTAGTCATTAACTTTGGTACAGCTCGATATATTTTAACTATTTTATTTGGCTTCCCTTTCATGGACTGAATAATAGATATTGATTCATTATCACGTGGACTTAAATCTCCGTAATGCCTTGCTCCATTTGGACCGTAAATATCGTCAGGGTAAACATCACTTAAATCATTACCGCTACTCTTTACGCCTTTTTCTCTTGTAGGTGCTTGGTGATGTCCTCGATATTCTGTTGTTGGCTCAAATAATGCACTTTGTGAATCATCTGGTTTATGGGTTTGGGCAATTTTATCCAGCAATATACGTTTGGCTTCTTTTCGCCTGTCCTGCAATTTGCGTTTAACCGACTGCAATGCCTTAACTTCGCTCTCACCTTTTGATTCCATACGTGTTTTTACTAAAGATTTCATAGATTCAGGATCATTTAACTGCCGATTTAATACGTCAATATGTCCCTGTAAATCTTTAATTTCCTGTAAAATTTCATTATGGGTATCTTCTGCCGGTTTTAATACATCCTTTCGCAATGTTTGAATAAGGCGTTCAGGGCGTTCTTCTTCTGACATTTGATCCATGCGTTCAAGTGTCTTTATTAATCCCAAATCAAAAACATCCATATCCCCTTTAATACCATCTTCCGTATATAAATAAGTAAATATATCGTCTTCATGGCGATTTGATAACCAACGATATTTGCGGCGTAAATTACCAACATATTTTGCTTTTCCAATAATCCCCGGAAATTCATTCGTGCTTTCGTAATTTTCTCTGAATTTCCCCTTTGTATCCAGGTAACCAAGATTCAATATTCCCCTGACAGCTGCTTGCCTTGACAAGTCTGTTTTGGCTCTTGGAGCAATCTGAGGCATATCTTTGGCAATCTGAGTGATAGATTCCCCTGCCTCATGTCTTTCTCTTATTGTAGACGCATTTTCTAAATCAGTCGGAACATCACGTTTTTCACTCTTGGCGTACCGTTGTGCTTCTTGTAAAGTTGTCCCTTCGGGTAATACCTTATATGACACATTGATATAATTTCCTTTTAATACGCCTTTATGCCGATGATGGCCACGAACCACAAACAGGTTACCTGTTTCAGGTTCTTTCCATAATAACGGTTCTTCCCACTCTACCGGATCATAGTCTTTAGCAATAGACTCAATAATCCCTTCCCTGTACTGCTCTTTTGGCTGGAATTTAGTTTCGTCTATCTGTATTGTTTTTGGATCCAGCTTTGTAACAACTAAACTTTCAGCTTCCTTAATATCAGGAATCTCCGGTTTTACTTCTACTTTAAACTTTTTAGGTGCAGGAGAAACAAATTCAACTTTTTCTGTAATATCGGGAGCCTCCGGTTCAACAGGCTTTTCGGCTGGCTTGGAAACTTTTGGTTTATAAGCTATTAGCTGACCTTCCTCACCAAGATCAGATAATACAACCCCATCTTTTATATCATATTTCTCTACAGATTCCGGTGAAACATCATATTGCTCAATAACATTCTTTTTGGTGGGACTCAACCATACCACTTCATCATAGCCACGATCTTTTAGCGATTTAATATAAGCTGGTAATTCAGATTCATCTTTTATAATGTTTCTATCAACTAAAGTATCTATGATGTCTTTATTCCCTAACACATCTATCTCATGTTTGACAACTTCATCAATGCCACGATAACCTTCGCCATAAACCTCTTCACTCCTGTACCCTGTAATCTTTTTTTCTGGCTTAACTGGTACTGGTTTTGCCTCAACAGGCTTTACAAACGGTTCTTTTTGTTCTTCGGTGGGTTTAATCTGCTGTGCTACTGTTTCTCCACGTTCTTTAGCATCCATACGGACGATTTGTGTCTCATGGTAGCCTAACTGCCTCAATTCCTCAATCTGCTGTTCTGTCGGCATTTTAACAAGGTTTTCAGGGTTTAATACTTCTGCTTCTCCTGTTTCAGGAACAATTACAGCTTGTTTAGCTTCTTTGGCTTGTTGTTGCTCTTGTTGAGTTTTGGCCTTCTGTAATGCTTTTTGAGTATATACATTTGACTGTCTATAAATATCCTGAATATATTGAAAGTCTTGTTTGGTTTCTTCTATTTCAATTTCTTTTTTTGTTGGCTTTTGTAAATTAACAACAACTGTTCCACCAGATCCCAACATTCCGCCTGTTGCAGATCCAATTAAAGCGGCATCCCCCACACCGTCAAATACACCGGGAAGTTTGCCGTTTGTACGATTCTCTGTAACTATATCAATTATATTTTCAGACGTTTGCGCTACGAGTTCCTCAAACCCTTCTTGCCGAACACCATAACCGGCATTTTTGAGGAACAACTTAACACCCGATTCAACTCCATCTTGAAATAACGATGTATTTTGTTTCATTAATCTTTTCAGGATTGGAACAGTACCTAAATATCTTTCAGTTAAATACTCTGTTAGTCCGGTAGAAACAGCATTATTATATTTTATAATATTTGACATATCTTTGTCTTTTAATGTTTCATATTTCCCACCGGCTGCCTGTGATGATAGAACAGAAACACCAATTGCTGGATTCCCTGTAAGAATTGTTAATCCTATAATTTCTGCCTGTTGAGGCAGGTGTTCTAATACTTGATATCCCAATAAACTTGCTGCATTGTTATAATCACCCTCACCAATATATCCTGTAATAGAATTGTCATAATAATTAGTTGCAGATAATCTGTTTGCTTCTTCTAATACAGGACCCGATGGTAAAATATAATTGTCAATTGCCTTTGTTATCGCAGGGTATGCTTTTTTCAAACTTTTAGCGTTTGTTTTAATGTTTTCTACATTAAATAATTCACCTGCTACATTTTGCGGTATTGCTGCAGCATCATAAACCATGTCCCCTGCCAATTTGATTGCACCATAAGACCCTCCGGCTAATCTATATATTCCTGATAGAATAGATTTTCCCATTGAAGCGCTTTCTTCGTGTAGTTTTCCCCAAAGATTTGTCTGCGCCGTTGCAATATCTTTCGGCGTTAGTTTCCCATCAAATTCCGCCCCTTCTTCTGCTTCACCTATGGTATACTCACGTTGTTTACCACCCGCTTGGCGCAACCCGTAAGGAGTATCATATTCTGGTTTATAAGGTTTATCCCGTCCCCATTTTTGTAATTCAGTCTGAAAATCATTAATTGATTTCGCTTCTAATTCTCCCCCTATGTTTTTATTCAGTCGGTCTATAGCACTAAATATAAATTCCGCACCTTTTGGATTAAAATGTTTTGGAATTTCAATGAGTCCACTTCCAAAAACTTCATTCACACTTTCAGCATATTTTTTTACATTAAAATCATATACTTCAAGATAATCATTATATGTTCCGGGTGTTAGGTTTGCCGGATCAAATGGAGTTGATCTTAGTTTTATTATCTCATTCGCATAATTCAGCACCACTTCACTCTCTACCGGCTCTCCTGTATAAGCACTGGCAAATTTCACCGGGTCGCCGCCTGTAGCATCCCATAGACGTTTCGCTACAAATTCAGTGGCTTGTCTGCCTGTATCTGCATCAGGAAATACAGAATGGTATCGCTCTATACCTTCACTATCTAAATAACTATCACCTCGTGTTGCTCCAAACGTTTCAGCCATTTCATTAGTAAACTGCACATTACCGTAATTATTGTTTTTCTGTGATACGAAACCGCTTTCAAACTTCCCAATTGTTTTCATTACGGAATCAAAACTTATATCAGTTTTATCTTCTACGGGAATAAGATTTAACGGATTGAAAGAAGATGCTTCCGGCTTCTTGTATTCTGAAATCGGAACTAAATTTGCCGGATTAAAAGGCATTAGTTTAACGCACGATAACTGCTTGAATCGGCCTTGTTCCCACCAATATATTGATATTTAATACCTGTAGTTTTATCTACAAATACTTCCCCGGTTTCTTCCTGCGTTTCTTTCTGATCTAAAGAATGATCAACTTCCCCCAATGCAGAAGGTGGAACAAAATAGCCGGATTGTTGCATCAATTCAGCCTTTATTCTTGCACCATGATCTTTAACCCGAGGATCAAGGAATTCTTCTATATATTGTTCTTTAGACATATAACCAATATTGTCTTTGTTTTTCGGATCAATAGCTTGTTTATACAATTTGTCAACATGTTTATTATACTGATCTAAGTTTTTTTCTGCAGGTGATCCTACTGGGAGTTTTTTACGTCCCGCTACTTCTTCTTTTGTAGGAATAGGCTCAATCATATTTGCTTTTCCCATTGCTTCACGTTCTGCAATTCTTATATCTGTATCTAAACCATCAACCAGCGAACTACGCATTTTTTGTTCATGCTGTGCCTTCATCTTGGCTATGGTTGCATTCCGTTTATCAATAGTACCGCCTGCCTTTGTGAAATCAATTTTTTCCGGCTTCACATACGCTTCTGGTGTTATCCCCTGCATAAACGCATAAGCATCACTAATAGGTTTTACACCTGTGCCAATGTCAAATATGAGTTTATCAATCTCTGCTTTTCGTTCAGGGTCATATACTCTCATTGCTGTTTTTTGCAGCAATCCTATAGTACTTTTTCTGTCTTTTTCGTCTTTTTCTTTATCTTCCTTTTTTTTCAATAGTGTTGCCTGTAACCCGTATTGTGCGCCTTGTGTTGCTCCCTGCATAAACCCTGCCATAGCAGCCTGCAGTGGATTTGGTCGTTTTTTAACTCTGAATGGCATTATACTGTACCTCCTTTTCTGCCGGTATGAACTAATACACCTTCAACATGGTAGGTATCTGATTCAATATCTAAATTATACACCTTACCTGATCCTTTTTCTTTCTTTACGCTCACCACAGGAATCCCACCCCAAAGAATATCACCTTTGTTGATTTTACCGGATAATCTCAACAATCCGTCATTCATGATAAAAGGATGATTATCTGTTACTTTAATTCCATTAATATTTAAACTGGAAACAGATTCATATTCGTGTACCTTTTTCACTGGTTTTAGTCCTTGAGTTGTACTGATCATATCACCTTTTTGTAATGATCTAATAGGTATATTATCTACAACACTATGAACTTTCGCACTTCCATCAAAACAAGTACCAGTCATTAGTTTATAGGTTGCAATACTTCCGACTCCCTGGCCAATACCCGATGTGGCTGATTCCCACCATTCCGGCTGCATATCTATTGATGCTTGAATTTTATCACGTTCTAACTGCTGACTTTGCAGAAATTGTGTCATGGCATCAGATAATCCCATTCTTTCTGTTTCAATACCTTCAAGACTTAAATCTGTTCCAATACTAAACTGCTTAGCTCCTGCAAGCTGTTGAGTTGTCTGTGCCTGGATACCTCTTAATACATCCTGCAATCCTCTTTCTGTTGCTGCACTGCCACGGCCTGAAATAGCTTGTATCATTGCGGGATCCTGACCGGAAGCCAATAAGGCATTTTTCATCTGTTGAGCCATAAAACCACCTTGCCGGGCTGCCTTTGTTTCAGCCAATTCTTTGAGTTCTGCACCGCCTTCTTTGATTAATGCTTCGTAATCTGCTTGCGCTGTATCAAAGTCCTCTCTGGATGTTGCTAAACCCTGTTGATCTTTTTGATATTTCTCACTTTCTGCAACAGCAGTCCCCCAATCATCATAGGGCACACTGTTCGGTCCAATGATTTTATCCCCTTCCAGACGTAATCCTTTATCAGCAAGGACCTGTTTTGAATGAGCTATTGCAGCCGCTTTCGCTTTTTTATGTTCTCTTCTATTCTTGCCGTAAGCAAAAACAGAAAACTTTGTTCCATCTATCGCAATATACTCATTTACTCTACCTCTCCAATTTTCCGATCCTCTACGTGCTAATTTTGCCATATCAGGCCTCCGTTAATTTTGTTTCCTGAAAGTATCTCCAGGTGTTATTAATTTTAATTCCAAGATAGTAATTCCCCTTGTAATACACTGTTTTCATTTCGTTTTCTTCGCCTTCATTTTTTGTAGGAAGTGTATTCATACTTTCTACCTTAGGCTGCATTAAAGACCGTAGTCTCATTTCTGATTCTTGTAATTCACTCATGTTTTAACTCCCATCAATTCATAGTGAATTAATAAATCTTCTATTACAAGTTTATCTCCGGGAGCTTCTAATTGTACTTCAATCGTTTTAAATTGTTTATTACTGGAAAAATCATTTTTATCTTTACCTGTATTAATTAATGACTCAATCGCATTAAACGTTAATGTTTCATCCGCTGCCGTTGCCCCATCAAAAAACAATTTAACAGTTAATTTCTTTATTGATTGATAAATTGAAGAAGCTCCGGCATGCTGTACATCTACTGTACCTGCTATACCTCTTTCAATTTCAGACACAGCACCGCCTGTAATTGTTTTAATCATTATAATTTCATCATCTATTTTAATATAATCCCCTTCGGAAAATATTGAATCATCTGTACTAAAATTTTGTACGGATGTTTGATTTATAAGTAATGGACCGCCAAGATCCAACGTTTCTCCTGTATCTGTTGCATCATCCGTTTTATATGTACAATAAACCCGTTTTAATAATTTGGTACGGTTTGGATCACCTGTATCATATTTCTTTGATTTAATTGTAGCTGTAGCTGTAGAATCGCTACCGGTATTAAATTCTTTAATCCTGACCTTATCGGTTGCACCCAACTCATGAAAAGCTGCTAACGGTTCCATATTCTCACCAAGACGAAAATTGCTTAAAACCATATCGTCATTCATCGTTTGCTTTGACCAGCTTTTTAAATCAAAATTGTACTTATACAATACAGCATCATCTTCACTCGTATCATTAACAAAATATAATTCATTTGTATTTGGCGAATATCCCAATACCGGATTTGAAAAAGTTAAATCCTGGTAGCTGTCTAATCCCGTTGTAGATGTTTTACGCCACATATAACTTAATTCCTGAGGCTCACCGCCGGAATGAAGGATAATTCTTGATATATCAGCTGTAACTACTCCATAAGGCGTAATTGTAACACTATGGCGAAATTTGCACCCATATCCAAAATAATGCTTCTCAATAAAAAATTGCCCTGTTGAAACATTATAAACATACGTTGAACGGTCTTTAAAAATAAATACTCTCCCGTTCCAGTATTCCAATGCAACTATTTTATCTCCATCATCCTTGCCAAAATCTCTTGATCTTGTAATATTAAAACTATCAGGATGTCCGGGAATGGTCCACATTAACCGGTTGCTTTCCCTTACTGTTTGATCATTTTCATCCAACGTATCTACATTGCCAATAAACACTGTTCCATTTTCTGTTACGCATGACGTTTTCCACCTGACCGGATCAATAGCTTCTTTAACTTCCCGGCCAGTGATACTCTGATAGGTAGCTACTTTTACAGCATCATTAGGTATATACCATGTAGCAACCTTATTACTATCCATAGGGCAGGACCAAGCATATCGTCCACCTGGTGTAGCATCTTCTCCATCAACATAATCAATCGTATTATATGAAAATGTAGCTGTGGAAGAACTTATAGTATTAACTTTCCCAAATAATGTATCTGTTGCCGTAATAGATGTATGAGCATCTGTACTGTCCCCTGCCCATGCAAATTCGCCCACAGCCCATCCAAATATTTCAAACTTTCCTTGTGTATCGTACCATATTTTTTCATTTTCAGAAACATGTGTATCTAACAGATGGCTTCCTGTTGAAATCTCTGAAATATCAGGAACCGGCAACCAATAGCCCATATTGTGAGGCGCTCTAAACGCAGACGTTGGACGTGTAGATACTTGAAGCGCCCGATGATCTTTTGACCATCCGGTATCCACATCCAAAGCAGCAATTAAATACCAATCTATATCATCAGCGGGTTGCCAGTATATATTGATCCCGGTAATCCGTTTGTTCCAACTGCTTGTATTTACAACTAACTGTATCCCCGGTATGCGTTTCCCGGCATTACGTGTTACTTCTAACGGACGTACTCCAATATTTCCGTCAGAATCCTTGCCTAATTCTGACTCCTGAACATAATCATAAACAAAGCTGACCGTGTATTTATCTTCGTTTGTATAGGTTTTGTCTGTATCAACATCAGTGTCTAATAATCCATTCTCACTTGCAGTATCCGGATAATGAACACAAATCCCCACCGTATTAGCAGCATTAACAGCATCGTTATAATCAAAAGCATAGCGCATTCCTACAACGGTTGGTACCGTTAATGTCTGATCTTTAAGCAACCATTCATTTACGGCTGATGCTTGAGATGGCTGTGAAAATTTTTCTGAAGAATTATAGGTAATACTCTGACCAAATATATCTCTTTTAATATGGCCATACCATTTACTGATATGACTATTAGAAAATTCACCATCAGAAATTCGTAAAATACTATTAACAACATACATATCTACAACAGCCGCCAAAGAAGTACCTGTCCAATCACCACCAGCACCTTGTGTTAGAATCGTCGCCCAAGATCCACTATCTCCATCTGCAGAATCATGTCTTTTTAAATAAAATTTTGAATCATAATATAAAAAAACCAACCACCAAAATTTTGGATTTAATACCGGTGTTCCGGCATCATCGTATTCAGTACGGTAACTAAAAAAACCCTCTCCCTGCGGAATCCACGCTTCTGCTTCCGTAATACTATCCTGCCCGGAAGCATTAGACTGTCCCTTCATCTTTTCCAATCTTCCGAGTTTGCGATTATCTATATCAGCAAATTTCTGAAATTGATTTTCTTTTATATTATTCGGAGAAAAATAAGTATTTAATCCACCTGAAAAATCTGTAATTCTAATTTCACGCATTACACATCTTTAAAATTTGCTTTAACAGTTCTAACACCAACATTCTGTAATGCGCCATCTACAACCCTATTCAATACATTTTGCCATTTATCTTCTGCCCTTGCAATCAACATTACCAATATTTTCATCACATCCTTATCTTTTACCTGTGAAATCATCTGTTCACCAATATCCGCAATCGCATAATAAATTAATCCATCTTCATAATCTTCCAAGATTGCATCTGCTGTATCCGTATTCGCTGATAAATCTGTTGGATTTTTTACAAAATAAATACGAATACCGTCATTTGTATTCGGCGTTACGTATAATCCTAATTCTTTACCTTCTATGTACCAATTCATGTTACATCCACATTTATTATTTCATTCATTCCAATTAAATCTGCTTCATACTCATTCCAATCCACACGAAGCATTTTAAGTATTGCCGGTTTAACCCCGATATAAATATCTGTTGCTGTAGTATGAGTGGCAGCTGTTGTATTAGCTACACCTCTGGTTACAGTAATATCTCCTGTTCCTGTAGCAGTAATAAACATAACTTCACTATCAATTTTAATAATCTGATTTGCAGAAAAAACATCACTTGTAACATCAATAACCGTTTCTGTAGCATCTACAGCTTCATTCGTATTTGCCGTTGAATCCGTCAATCCCGAATCCGGCAGCCAGATATTTGACGACGTAAGATCGTATCTCTCCTGATCGTCAATTCCGCATGACAAAGCTGAATCTTTTAATAAATCACCCTTTTTAACCATTTCTCTATATGCTTTATTAATAGCCCGATCTAATTCAGCATTACGAATAATTACACCATCTATCATAGGCAATCTTCGTCTTATTTCTGCTCGTAATTCTTTAAGAGTTAACATTGATATACCTTTTTAATCCACTGTCAAATTGAGCAAAAAACGCTGCATAATCATTTAAAGCACTTGACGCTTGTTTAAAATAACCCCCTGCACGCTGCATCCTGTTTGCTGCATCTTTATCCAATGTTGTCATTTCAGCCCCGGCTTTATTGATTTCTGTTGAGACAACATTCATTAATGTAGACGCCCTGCCGGCATCTTCATCTGTATCAATAACATCATACACATCCCCGCCGGAAGAAGGAATGTTATTACTTAAAATATTTCTTGCATTTGTTAATGCTGTAGATACAGGAGAATCTGCACCATAATCCGTTGTTAATTCCTCAAATTCATCCTGTCCGTCCCTCCGCATTTTAGCAGCTTCCCGCAATTTTCCCTGCATAACTGCATACAATACTACAAATCGTGTTAATTCTTTTGGAAAATTAGTAATTGTGGATCCTCCATCTACATCCACACTGTCAATATCAACTTCAAAAACTTTAAACGCATTTGGAGATGCTCCGGGTGTTGGAAGTACATATATTTTTCCGGCTTCTACATAAAAATAAGGATCTGATGTAGACGCAATATTTTCATAATCAAATGCAGACACAGACGATATTTTCCTACACGTTACATACTCACCATCTGTATTATTCTCCCTTACAACCTTAACAACATAATTTACTTTCGTTACATATCCGTCTGATGTTTCATCTCCGGAATCTGCTGTAAACGCACCCAACAATTCATCCGGCATATAACTGATAACAGTTAGTTTGCCGTCAGTCGCCCACTGGTCAAGCATAGCCTGTGTTAATTCTAAATCTCCGGTCGTTATTACTTCCGAAAAATAATCTAATATTTGCTGATCTAAATTTGCCATTTTATTTTCTCTTTAATGTCAAGGGAGGCGGTTAAACCTCCCTCAACACGCTTAACTATGCACTAAGGTCAGTAGTGGCTGTGTAATACGCCATTGTTGCAAAATCAATTGAATTGAACTTGGTTTTCGCAAGTTCATATATCAATCCACCTGTAACAGATAATTTATTACCACGGTCAACTGTTTCTTCATGCCAGGAATGATCTCCGCCTCTCGCGAAAACACCTGCCTGCGCACCCAGAAACAAATTGACTTCACCATGTACTGTTGATCCACCGCCATCATCAAATTGACTGATCCCTTCGTATTCATGAACCAACACATTATCCACAACAACTTTCGCGTCGTGAAATAATGGGTTCTTCTCACCTCTCCACCACGCATCACGCATCAACGTATTATACGCCGAACTTGTTTTCAAATCATAAGCAGATTCAGAACCAATAACCAAACAATAATAGTTTTCACCATTATTCTTGATCGGACGTATTTTCGGATGTGTAGATGTGTAAGGATTGGTCGCCAGTGTTTTCATCAGACGAATATCATCAATCGTGATAACATCCGCTGATGCTAAACCGGACTTAGAAGCGCTATCAATACGAGGCGTTCCACCATTATCCGCACCTAAAGTACGGGATGGGGAAGCACTTAAAACGGTAATCAAATCAGAATCCAGTTTTTCATTAAACCAGATTTTAAGTTGACGCAAAGCCGTCTTCCGGAAATCAGTAAGGACTTTTTTATTGTCCATCTTTCCTTTAGACTTTACACCATGCCGCAACTGATCTACCACAACCGATTGTTGGTACTGAACCAAATCTTCCTCATTACCAGCCATTATATTGTCTCCGGTTACACCGGATCCCAATAGCTTCATAATCAGGTCAACATGAATCGTACTGCCTTTTTTAGCCTTAAGATCGTCTACAATTTGAATCGCACTGTTTTCGCTCGTACCTGCAAACTTACTTAAAAAATCAAGTTTCGCAGCTTCAAAAGCAAATTCCTTGCGCCATCGTTCAACGTTCATACTGCTGTTCCAAGTAGTATCCATAATTCAGCTCCTATGGTATTTCTACGATCTCTACGATTAATACAGCTTCACCCGTAGTCGGGGTACCACTATATGTAAACGTAATATCAATCGTATCAGCGGAGGTGTAAAATGGTCTGGCAACTTTAACCGCATAAGCGGCTGCAACATCAGCAGCATCCATTGGATTGACTGACACTGCAGTCTCCTCAATTTCACCGGCAGCTAAATAGCCATTTGGATCATCACCATCACCAACAATTAGTACCGGTGAGGTTCCGTTAAAAGCTGTAGTAACCTTTACCCATAAACGAGCTACATAACTATTTGCAGGTACGTCTATCAACTGAACTACATCACCAGAAGATGAAAAGTCAGAATAAAGGAATTTACGAGCTTCAACACGACCTGCAGCTCTTTCACCCTGATTTATAGGAACTATTCTGTTCCCTAAACCGGTTTTGTCTACATTAGCCATTTTTTAACTCCTACTTAAAAATCACCATCAAGGTATTTATCCCGAATATCTCTCGGCAGTTTTCCATACTGTTCCGGCGTCATTTCGTCAATACGCTCCGCCGTTAAATCGGCTTTGCCCTTCCCGCCTCCGCCTTTCGGCTTGTCAGGAAGTTTATCGGCTAATTCTGCCTTATTCTGCGTTGGTTTTTCGGATTCCTTATCAGGTGTGTTTTGACTGCGGTCGTTCGACCATTGACCAAAAGCAACTTCCATAACGTTATCGCCCTTCAACAACTGATCAGCTACGCCCGCAACCTCAACCATTTCCTCAGGAGAAAGATCAGAATGTTTATCGGAAAAATCCTTTAACATCCCTTCCAAAGCCTGCTGCTGTGCAGTCTTAGCTTCCGCTTCAACTTTTTCAGCCTGCAATTTTTGATCAACACGCCTTTTATCCCATTCATTCCACGCTTTCATCGCATCCTGATCATAAGGATCGTAAGGCGGTTCTTCATCATCTGCATCAGGTTCTGGTTCATTCTCCTCTGTGAGTTTCCGTAATTCACCCAGCTCTTGTCCCTGTCCCGCAATCTTGGAATTAGCATTTTCCAAAGCCTTCGCCAAATCAGCAGCAGACTTGTAAGTTCGACCTGCCACTACAAAATTCTGCTCTGTTTCCGGCGGCGGGGGTACAGGTTGTTCTGGTTGCTCCGGTTGATCCGTTACCGGAGGTTTATCCTCTGTATCTGACAATGCTGCTTTATCATCATCAGGAGAAGATTCACCTGTGTCCTTTGACGGTTCATAATCGGGATCTAAATCCCTTTCATCTAAAAACTTGTATTCGCTTTCAGATGCTTTTTCCTGGATTTGTACATCCATGAGTTACTCCTTACGGGTCCCATATAGAGAGTATCCGTTGTTTGTTAAAAAAATCTTCAATTTTGTTTTCCCTGTGTCATTTGAGCCATCTGCTGCTGCAGTTGCTGCTGTTCCAATCCTTCAATAATCTGCCGTTTGTTCGACCACGGAGACGTTTCAACTACTTCCGCCGGCGGAATCGGAATACCATACTGTATTGCCTCAATCATTGATGTAAAATTGGCTGCTTTAGCCGTACGGCTGTTTTCACCATCATCCAAAAGAACATCATATTTCAACGTCTTTTCAGGATTCGTTAATAATTCTACTGCTGCTATCGTTAATTCATCCACTTCAAAGCCCGGCACCTGCCCCACAACCTCCACCACCTTTTCCGGTGTCCAAAATTGACCAATATTAGATACCATCATCTTCAATACACGTCTTTTAGAAATATCCAAATGCTCAAATAATTCCTGCACACCTGTTGTTCCCTGTGCAATCCTCTGCCGTGCCAATACACCTGATTCTTTACTACCCTGCATTATTCCCATCATAGAACGGTTCACACCGGACAATTCTTCGCTATCCCTCTCTGCAGCCTGTTCAAGTGAAGAAATCGCCACCAGCGCCGGATTAGCGTTGTTTACGTGCGGTTTAAAGTCATTGGGATCATTAACACCTACCCATTCACCCGTTTCCGACACTCTTTTAACACTTTCAGCGTTTTTACCACGACTTTTGAAAAATCCTCCCCCTTTTGGAGATCGAGAAATCAAATCTACAGCCATTGAACGGCGTTTATTCTTTTCATCCTGTGCCGGCTCCATATTAAACACAATACCATAATTTTCATTCTTTTCACCTACTAATTCAGAATATCCATATGCAGATACCAACGGAAACTGCTGATGGTCATAAATTTCCTTTTCATGCTCTACCAAATGCACCTGTCCGGAAAATTCATCACGATAAATTACACCTTCATTTTTGTACTGTAATCCATATGAAACATCCTGCCCGTCTAACTGCTGATTAATTTCAGCTACAATTTTTTCTGCTTTAGATTGATCTACATTCCCGATTTTCATTACATCCGGAACACTGCCGTTAGACATGGCATACCAGACTTTTTCATACTCTTTATTCCAAATTTCAACTATTTTAATTCGTTCACGAATATCATCATAATACTTTACTGCCATTATATTATCATCCGTACCGTAATCGCCGCCATGTTCACTTTGATCTGTGCCTTCTGTAACCGATTTCAGCATAGGTTCATAATCCAGCAAATCAGACACTTTTTTAATTCGTTTCAACTTTTCAGGATACATCAATTTTGCTCGTTTTAACGAATACCATTTCATTCGAGCAACACTCATCATATCACTCTGATCCATCTCAACAGAATCAGGATCAGGAAATACCAAACTCGGCAACTCACGCCTTAAAACATTCTCCCCTAAAAAATCTTCTCCCTTCTGTGCCGTTAAATCAAACCATCCACGGCCACACGTTATCATATCTTTAAATACACGATTGGAAATATTAAATATCTTCTTATTACGATTCTCATACATCAATAACGCCGTTACCAGCATTGCTACATCATCATCTTCTCCACCAACTCCTACACCTTTCCATCCGGTTGCGTTCATAGTCTGAACACCATAAAGTAAATTTATTTTCGGACCAACAATATTAAGAGACAACGGTGTACGCTTATCATTAATCAAATCATCCCATATATTACTATCCCATTGATGTTTTCCGCCTACAACATATCCATACGCTTTTTCAGCACGTTTCTGAAAATCATTATCAGACTGCTGCAGCCAATCTACCTGGCTTTGAAGTTCTTTTAATTCCATCATATTCCCATCCACGCTTTCTCACTGCTCTGCTGTTTCCGCAGCCATTTCAAATTTTCTTTAATAACCGGTTTATCTGCATCTTCTATATAATTAATTAAATACTTCATCATATCCATAGAGTGATCATTCTTTTTTCTCGGCTTCTCCGGACGGTTCTTATTGTACCCCCTGACAGAAATATCCTCCCAATGATATTCACCAATTTCATCTAAAAACGGCATGGTAGACTCTCTCTCAAATACAAACATCTTCGGCTTACCTTTAGGAAATTGCGGAGTTATTAATTTTTCATCCGGCTTTAAATATGTTGCTACACGATTAATTCCACCAGACACATCATTATTCGCCTTATCCCAATAAATATCCAGATCTTCATATTCATCTGCAATTGTAACTTCCGTGTGCTGACTAAAAATTGACGGATCTGCAGGCCATGCTGTAATATCCTCCATATTTAAAGAATGTTTCTGCATCATCGTCTGAATCATCATTGCATGATAATCTACCCATTTATCCGCTTTGTAATGCAAATCAACTAAATATACATCCCCATCACCATTAGAGGCCCAAAATCCAACAGCTGTAGGGTTTCTATGCCCATGATCCATAGGTATATACCAATTCCACCAATCAGGAACATCAAACGGCTTAATAACATGAATTTGCTCATCCCACATCGGATAAACTAATCCTTCAAAATTATCCCATCCGCAATATACATACCTGTTTAACCAATGATCAGGATAATCCCTGATTAAATCAGCAATATAATCCCACGGCAAATATGGATTATCACTTGTAGCAAGCGTAACATCGTTTTGACATACAGGCGGCGGATTCTCCTTACGCCACATTCTGCTTTCAATGTATCCATACGATTGACCCCCCTGTTTCGACACCCATCTTTTCCAAGCCCAATTATGACCTGCCGGGTTACACGTAGATACTGACTGCCTCGGCGTATTCTGCTTACGCAAACGGCCTATTGCTGCCTGAAACACCTCAACATCCAACTCCTCAACCTGATCCGGTGCAAATAATCCTAAATTCATACTCTTAATCTGATTAATAGCTTCTCTCGACGCATCTAACTGACGATAATAAATAACCGACTGCTTTCCTCCTGTTTTAAGATAAATATTGTGTTTCTGCTTATCATGACGAATAATCAATTCCGGCGGTAACGCATTTAATAGTATCGGCAATGTAGACGATTCAAACCAATCCAGCCTCTTTCTACCCATCAATATTTCATTACCTGGATATTTTAACGCATCATTAATTGCCGCCTGAACAAGAAATTCCGTCTTACCCGTACCAAAAGACCCTGCAAACATAAAATGCTTACATTTAGACAACATATTAAACGCTTCGACCTGCTTAGGTAAAGGAGGAGAAGGATTACCATCAGCATCCTTAAACCCTATATACGGATTCTGTACAGCAAGATTCATACTAAAATATCTTCCACTTCAACGAAATAACGGCTTTTAAAACATCGAGCATTTCTTTCATAATCTTCTCTTTTTCGGCTTTTGTAACTTTATTGTCCTTATTCGCCTGTTCCAGCGTTTTTACTACATCACCGACCTCTTTCATCACTATTCGATATTTCGCACTCATAAGGGTCGCTACACCTGCCAAAATCAATCCTAACAGGTAAAACCCATTAGACCATGTTAAATAATCACTCATCCTACTTTTCCTTTCAAGTAATGCAGTTCTTCTTTAATCTTACTAATTTCTTCAAGCACTCTCTCATGTCTCATATCGGTTTGTATGTCCGATGTGTTCCACCGATCAATTAATTTAACTGTAATTTTTTCTACCTTATCCAGTTTGTCAATCATTGTCTTTTGTAAAAACTTAATCAACCCTGCAAATAAGACCGCCACAACTCCAATCATTCCTATTTCAGCGAAATTCATAAATCTATGCCCTGCATAATGGGTATACGTGGGAGGAGTACGAGGTAGGGATAACAGCAGGGCATAATTATTTCCGATTAATTAATAGCTTTTCGATTCTATCCAGCTTTTCATTCATAAATTTGACTTCGTTATCAAATGTTTCTCTGGTTACAAATTCCGACTTTAATTCACGATAATCCATATGCACATCGTCAGTCATTATATGATTACCTATCTTATTCCCCATCGTAGCCCAAGCGACTGAAATAGTTATAATTATCGTCGATAACTGTATCAATAACCGTAAATCAAAAGCGCTTTTAATGTCTTTACCATTCATCTTTAATTCCAATAATATTTAGAGTATGTTGTACATTCGTAAAACCCGCTCGGCACATCAATCAAGTAAGTAACAATAATCATATTAATACTGCTCCTATGCAGATTAAACTAACGATTAAATCCATCGCCGTATCGAACTTCCAATCCTTCTTACTGCCATAAGGTTTAAATCCTTCAGTAAAGTACTCGTAAACTTCCCACAAGACAGCTATGCTAAACGTAGCTATTGCACTTATACAATCACTAAAGAACTGTGATAACGACCATACAATCATAAGATTAGCAAGGAAGTGGACTCCAGTCCATTTATCGAAGTAGTCGCTGACTACCCCATTCAGCATCGAACTAATCGGATTCTGCTTTGCCATTCTTTAAGCTCCCACTTAATAAACTGGTGAAATGTTCTCTGCCGCCCTGAATTTGCTGTAAATTAAATGCCATATTCCTTTCTTTATTACTTAAATCTATTAAGTGATTGTAGAAAGCCACCTGTTCTTGGTTGAAATCTTTTGTGTAATATTTTACACCTTCCAAATCAACGTGTTGTTCTTCGGCTGTTTTTTTCTTTTTTGCCATTGTAACTCCTGTTTGTTATGCGTTTTCTAATGCTTCCACTTTTGATTCAAGTCCTTC